CCTAGAGACCTTTTGCTGCACATGCGGCCTTTTATACGCGAACTGGGTAGTTAACGCTTACTGCGGCTGCGCATGTCAGCTTCCTTCTGAGGGCCATTGCATCACTGAATGGTATAGTATACGGTACAATCACAGGCCACGGTGACTTCCCAGTCATGGAGTAGCCGCTAGCCCTAACGTTTCTCACGACACCTGCTAGCTTCTCCCACTCGACCTTCGTCAACATGCTTTGTAAAATATTAAGAGCCTCAACCGTGGTCCTATCTTCCCGTGAGATGAGAGCACATACCGATCTAAGGTCTGCTGCGTACCATCTATTGGTCCTTTCCGTTATGTAGGAAAGCGGTGTCTCTTCTATAGTCCCGCGCGGCTTCACAGATGCTCTTATTAGCATACTACGGAGCTGGCCTGGTGTATAATCAGTCGCTTCGAGCATCGTATAGTCGATGTGATTTTTCATGAAATCATCCGTAGCATACGTATGCTCGAGTTGCTCCCGGTTATACTTGGCCTCTCCTCCTGTACACCGCACCACGACAACTCCGTCGCCAGTTTCTGCTGTGGACACAGGGCTGCCTCCGAAACTCCACCTGTGCTCCAACAGATATGTTACTATACCGCCTAGTTCTGGGGCTCTCCTCTTGAGACTTGTCTCGAGAACCCTGCCTATCCCTCGCGTGTGGAACCTACTGTTAATAGTCCATACCCCGCGGAGCAGTGTTTCTATGTACGATTTCTTGTCAAGGCGGTTATCTGTTACCCAGTTTCCGCTTACCATAGATGCCACTGCCCTTGCAGGGTAGCCACACGCCTCGGAGTCAGTGAATGACACGCGAAGAAATTCACCGACTCCGAACCCGACACTTTGTTTGGCTGCGTTAATTCTGAAAGGAGACTTGTCTACCTGAACGATGTAGCTAGATACTTCCGGCTCAGGGCCAAAAATGATCACATCGTCCCCGCAATGGTAGCTGTCGAGGTTTTTCATGTCTCCTCCAGCGGCGTACAAGCAGTACGCCCTGTTCAGGATGGTGTTGACAAAAGTCGTGGCCCTGTGCCCACTCGGCAATGTCCCAACCATCCTTTTTTCCACGATCGTACCACCTTCATAGTGATGTACGAACATATTATCCCACGAGTCCAGCGCCCAATCTAAGACTTCCGCGGGTGCCCCAGCACACGCAATACGGATCACTTCCTTCATAGCCCACAGCTCATGCTGGCTATTAAAGTCGTCAAAATCTAACATGTACCTTATCCCCGGCCTTTTCGCTAAGTCTGGATATAACGTGCTCTGCAGCTTCCGCCCCGGGTCAAGCATAGTACGCCTACTCCTCCACACCGCCTCGACCGGCCTAAGTAAGAAGTCGAACGTGTAGTAACTTCGGGTATCGCAACCGTATATTGCCCTAGTTTTACCATGCTCCTCCTTCTCACTAAATCCGGCGTCGACCCTCGGCTCACCCAAAGCGACAAGGTTCGTACTCACCTGCTCAGCAAATTCCCTCCTAGTCGGCCTTGGCGGGAGGTGCACACGATCTCCTAACCAGGTTTCCTCTGCGTACCTGCTATGGGCGCCAGGTCTCGTGTACATCCAACGACGGGTCCAGTAGTCCGCTGCTGGGGACCACCTAGGCCTCACCCCTACTTCATCCCTCACGACCTGTTCGATACAGCTCGTTAGTAACGCGCGGTCGCATATCGCTGCTTTCTCCTGCATGAAGGCGTCAATATCTACGCGGGTCCGCACGTCGCCCGACGCATCCAGAGCTCCGACACCACGACCCGCGAGTGCCCCCAGCTCACATACACACGTACCCCACTTCTTGGCCTGCGCCCCTACTGACTTGGCCACCGTGTTAAGCTCCTTCAGGAATAGTGAGTCCTTCCCAAAAACACGCACCAGTGCGAAAGCAGCAGGACCCAGCGTGCTGAATGCTCCACATAGATACAGCAGCCAGCCACAGGCTTCATCGTTGTACATACCCTCTAGAACCAGCCGATCCCTACCAACCACTGCTGCCACCTCCGGGTATGCCCTTCTAACGTCCGCCCACAAGTCGTCGAAGCGTACATTGATTTTGACTGTACGCGCGCCGAACTTGTGAGGGAACACGTCTGTATCCCTAATAGCGCCCTTCCACCAACAGTCTTCAGAGTTCGAGTCGAAATCACCTTTTCCTCTGTCAACTGGAGGTGAAAGCCGCTCCCCGCGCCTCAAGATACGCATATACCTGATAGTAAGCGCCCTATACTTACTAACAGGAGTCTCCAGTGTAGGCCTGTTCCGCTTGGACCCGTTTCTGGAGACACTACCAGGATTACTCACCCCCTTGCCGCCCCTGGCTAAACGACACTGAGTATACCACAATAAATCTTCAAGTGTATATTCGATATCACACTGAAGGGGAATAACATATACTTCTAATGCAACGATGAGTCCTGCCCGAACCCCACACGCTGCCACAGCTACTTTAACACAAACTAACCCCTCGCTAACTGACTGGGCCTTACCTCCCAGCCGACCCCTTACGCTGCCAGGGAGGCAGCTAATGACCGTCTCCCGACTGGTCATCTTGCTTACCGGGGGTTTTGACCGATGGCATCACCGGTTTAACCCCTGAGTCAGAGGGTTCAACAGAGAGTCTGCTGGGAGGAGGGTCAGTAAGCGGGGGGTTTGTAGTCTCAGTAGCTGTGAGTTTCTCCCCTGGGTCATCAGGGGGGCTAGGGGCGGTGTCAGTCCGGGCAGGAACAACCGCTTCCCTAAGAGAGATGACGCCCAATGACCTGAGCGCGGAGAAGTCTTCTCCGTTCATTTTCAGGACGCGCCTGATATGAGGAGGTACATCTTTATGAATACGTCCACTCCCCGAGGGCGCATCTTTTTTGATGAAGAATGATGAGAGCCGTGATTCCACAGTCCCCTTCATCAGTTCCTCCGGCGTCGGATCCAATCGCATACTGACCGAGTGCATCCGGAAGGTTGTGACGTCCAGTGTCATGCCTTCAACTGGACAAGGCATCGGGTTGTGCGGCGTTATCCAACGCATGTTGGCCAGGTTGACATTTCCTCCGTCAACAAACGCCATCGCAGGTGGGGCCCGGCCATCGAGGTCCGGCTCAAGCACAAATTGCCCCAAGCCGTTGTCGGGCGAATACGCGCTCGACAATAGATAGGACGCTCCCTCCTTACGAAACGTGGTCGGATTACGCTCTAACCATACTGCAGACCGGGGCGGAATGCGGCCCTTCTTATCCACCGCGTACCCTGTGTGGTGCACGTTCCTGGCGGAGAAGAGAGGCAAGGTGGTTACCTTCGACAGTCGAGCAGGGAGCCAGTATCCGTCTATTTCCATGGTGATAAGGGGTGAGGTCTCAATCCAGAAAAACGGGACAAACACGTCCGTATCCATGTGGCGGTCAGCCCCGGGGTTCCGCAGATAATTGTAGTACGCGCCCAGATCACTCGAAGCGTCATGGTGCAACCCGTACTGGTCACAGATCAGGTCACGCCACTTGTTCATGACGGACATAACGTCCGACGTGAGCGTACCGAAATCGCTGAGGCGTTGTGTCGGCACTTCAGTACGCTCATATACTGATGTACGGCCGTTGACGAGGATATCTGCGGGATGGATCAGTGCCGCGGTTCCGAGGTATAGCCCGCATAGGATGCGTAGAGTGTCCTCCTTCGGCACTGACTCTTGGAGGGGGAACCCGATGAACTCCCGTCCCATCCCGGAGACTATACCAGTGGACCGCGGGTATTGCACTTTGCGGAACATGCGCCTGATCCAGCCTCCTTCATCGGTGTGAGAGTTAAGAGTCACAACGGCAGTCATCCCGGAAAAGAATGCCGTATAGTGCGACCCGAAGCAAAGACATTCCTGTGCCGAGTTTAGGACGTTCAGAGCGACACGCCAGCAAAACTTGGACAACCCTCGCCCGGTCAAGACGTTTCCCGTAGTACCTGGGACGTAGTCGGAGAGGACTGTCACGTTGTCAACCCCCGCCTCGCCAAATAGGGCAAGGAGTGTG